GGTTTCGTTTTTCTGGAGAATACCCCCATGGCCGATATCGCCATTTTCGACGACGAAGCATTCAGCGTCGCCACGCTTACCGCTGCCATCAACGAGCAACCTTACCTGCCGGGTCGCATTAGCGGTCTCGGCCTGTTTCAGGAAGAGGGCATCGCGACCCTGACTGTGCAGATCGAAAAGGACGGCGACACCCTGGCGCTGGTCCCGGCCGGTGAGCGTGGTAGCTCTGGTCTTGTTGTCACCAGCACTAAGCGTCGCATGATTCCGTTCAACACCGTCCACCTGCCTGAGCGCTTCACGATCCGGGCGGATGAGATTCAAGGCATTCGCGCATTCGGTTCTCGCACTGAACTTCAGGCTGTTCAGGACGTGATCAATACCCGGCTGGCCCGTGCCCGCCGCCAGCTCGACGCCACCCACGAGTTTCAGCGCATGGGCGCGCTCAATGGCCAGGTACTGGATGCGGACGGCAAAACCGTGCTGCTGGACATCTATGCGGCCTTTGGCGTCCAGCGTCAGAGTCTGTCCATGGGCCTGAACGACGCAGGCACCGAGTTGCGCGTCAAAGCGGGCGAAGCGCTGGACATGCAAGAGGACGCACTCGGTAGCGTTACCAGCAGCGGCTCACGAGCGTTCTGCGGCAAGAACTTCTGGAACAAGCTGATCGTTCACAAGTCGGTCAAGGAGACTTACCTCAACTCAGCGCAGGCGTCGGAGTTGCGTGGTGATGCCCGCGAAAGTTTCGAGTTCGGTGGGATCGTTTGGGAACGCTACCGTGGCAAGGTCGCAGGTATCGCCTTCGTGAATGACGACGAGGCGCTGCTCGTGCCTGAGGGTGTGCCGGACCTGTACATCTCGGCCTTCGCTCCAGCGGACTACATGGAAACGGTCAACACGCAGGGCATCCCTTATTACAGCAAGCTGGAAACGCTGCCGTTTGGAAAGGGTGTTGCCGGTGAAGCACAGTCCAACCCGCTGCACCTGTGCACCCGACCTCGTGCTCAGATCCGCCTGACGCTATAGCCATGGCGTTCCGCGAGCTGATTGAAACCCTTGATGACGCCGTGTTCGATCTGCTGAGCGACACGGCGTTCATCGAGGGGCGCGAGGTGGCGGGCATGTTCTCGGCACCCTGGCTGCAACCCAAGCTGGGGCGCATCAACACTGGTTTGCGCGAGCCGCATCTGGTCATTCGTGTCGCAGAAGCTGAAGGCGTACATGAGAGACAGCAGGTGCGGGTGGACCTGCCCAAACCTGATGGCGGTGGGTTGTACACCTTGGTGCGTATGGAGCCCGGTGGCGATGGACTGATCACGCTGGTCTTGAGGATTAACCCATGAGTGTTGGCAGCTTCTACAAGCAATCTGCCAAGGACGGCATGATCACCCTGCAGCCTTCTGCGGCTGACCTGGAAGCGTTCAAGGACTTTGCTGCAGCGGTTCCCAAAGCGGCGGTCGCGGCCCAGCGTCGAGCCATCAACAAGACGCTACGCTGGTTGCGCACGCACATCGCCAGGGCAGTTGGGCGGCAAGAGCGCATCGCGGTCACAGCCGTTCGGCAACGCCTTCGGGCCTACCCGGTCAGCGGTGGCACGATGCGCGGCAAACTTTGGTTTGGTCTGGATGCCATTTCTGCCAGCCGTATCGGCCGTGCGCGGCAGAGCCGTACCGGCGTATCCGTTGCCGGTCGCCGTTATCAGGGCGCGTTCTTCAAAACGGTTTACGGCGGCAGTCCAGATATCTGGATCCGTACCGCGAGCAAGCACTTCGACTCAGGTGCGTATGCCGAAACAAGGCAAGGCAAACGTCGCTCGGGTTTTATCGAAGAAAACGGCAGCCGCTTTCCGCTGGCTAAAGCCAAGGTATCGCTTGAAGAGGCGAGGCCGCATTTCGATAGCTGGGTGAAACGTGCTGATGAGCGCCTGCTAGAGATTCTCAAGCAGGAATTCAATTACGAGCTGCAGAAGTATCTGAAAGGAACTGCCCGTGCCTGACCAAGCGTTCAGTCTCGATTCGCTTTACGAAGCGATTGAGCGACACATCAGGGCCGCGATAGTCGGGCTTGAGTACGTCGGTACCATGCCTGACATGCTTGAGCAGGTCGCTGTGCCGGCCGTGCTGATCGAACTGGTGGAGCTGGAGCCAGGCGTTGATCAGGGCACCGGGGAAACGGCCTTGATTGCCCGGTTCGAAGCACGGGTCATCGTGGGGGCCGAGCGCGAGCAATGTCAGCAGCAGGCAGCCTTTGCAGCCTCACAACTTGCTGTCCTGCTTAGGCTGCAAACCTGGGGGCTTGAAGTCGAGCCTTCCGAGTTTGTCCGGGCCGCGCAGGACTGGTCGCGTCCCGAGCTGGATGGCTACGCGGTTTGGCTCGTCGAGTGGACTCAAGGGATCTACCTCGGCGAGGAGGAATGGCCGTGGCCAAATGAGCCACCCGGCACGCTGGTCTTCGCGTTCACTTCCGATGCCGGGCGCGACAGCGATGACCATTACCAAGCGCCTGAGGATATGTGATGAGTTTCGCGTTGGCTGAACATGACCGCATGCTGGCCGGTGTGGTGAAGGACTGCTACGTCGTAGCGCTTGACCTTGCCGCATCGCCTCCGGTCTGTCGTGTTTCAGACGGAAACTGGGTGAGTGCCTGGGTTCGCTGGCACAGCGTTGCAGCTGGCAAGGCGCGCCACTGGCGGGCACCGTCAATGAACGAACAGGGCACCTTGATCAGTGCCAGCGGTGACGTGTCGCAGGGCACGTTCATTCCGGGGCTGTATGGCAATGCTGGTGCCCAGCCTGATAACCGTGACCATGTCGAAGTCTGGCGCTTTGACGACGGCGGTTCCCTGATCTACGACTGGCAGGCCAACACTTACACAATTGATCTGCCCTCTGGAACGGTGACTGTCACAGTCGGAGCCAGCTCGGCCGTTGTGACTGACGACTCTATCAGTGCGACCTCCAGAACGATCACTGCCAAGGCAGCCACGATCACGCTGGATGGCAACGTCACGATCAGCGGAACGCTCGCCGTAGCCGGTGATATCCATGGCGGCGGGCAGATTATCGACACGGGTGGTAACACCCCGAACCACAAGCACTGACCCAGCCCGCACTGCGGGCTTTTTAATGTCTGGAGATATCCGATGGCGACAGTAAAAACCGACAAGGCTTCTGGCGATGAGCCGGCCGTTCAATCCATTCAGGTCATCCCTGCGGCCGCATCCGTAGCTCAGGCCGCTTCCCCTACCGCGAGCCCGGTGGCGGTTCGAACCTTTCGAGACACGCTGTACACCTCCCGCACGCTGATCCTGCCGGATGACCGCACGCTGGCGGTCGCCAAGGGCGTTGTCACCGCAATGGCAGATGACGCGGTCGCGGTGCAGTGTCTGAGCACGCATCCCGACCTTGAGCCGTTGGAGTAAGTCATGATCGGAATGGATCGCCGAACCGGTCAGCCCGTCTCCGGCCTGGCGCACCTGCGGCAGTCCATCGAAGACATCCTCACGACACCGATTGGCAGCCGGCGCATGCTGCCAGAGTACGGCAGCAAGATCAGGCGATTCGTGGACCTGCCCGTCAACGATGGTTGGAAGAGCGCAGTACAGGCTGAGGTAGCAAGATCGCTTTCACGCTGGGAGCCGCGCCTGCGCCTTGAGCGGGTGAGGGTGATCGCCGTTTTGAACGGACAGGTCACCTTGCAATTGACAGGCACCTACCTCGGTGACAGCGCAGTATTGGAGGTAACGGCATGAGCCTGATCGAATTGTCGGCGCTGCCTGCGCCCCAAGTGCTCGAAGACCTGGACTTTGAAGAGGTCTATCAGGGAGAGCTGCGCGCATTTCGTCAGTACATGGGCGATAACTGGAGCGCCTTGCTGGAAAGTGACCCGGTGACAAAACTGCTTGAGTTGGGCGCTTATCGGCGGCTTCAGAACCGCGCCCGAGTCAACGATGCGGCCAAGGCTCTGCTTCTGGCGTATGCCCGAAAGGCAGATCTCGATCAGTTGGCGGCCAACGTTAATCTCAAGCGTCTGGAGATTCAGGCTGCAGATATGAACGCCGTGCCGCCTACCGCTGCGGTCATGGAGGAAGATGACGCTTTACAGGAGCGTGTTCAGCTGGCCTATGAAGGTCTCACCACGGCGGGGCCTCGAAACAGTTACATCCTGCATGCTCGCAATGCGTCGGCGCTGGTGGCCGATGCAACCGCTGAGAGTCCTTCTCCAGCGGTGGTGGTCGTCACGGTGCTCGCGCTGGAAGGCAGCGGTGTGGCCAGTGCGGATCTGCTGGAGACCGTTCGGCTCAATCTCAGTGACGATGATGTACGCCCACTAGGCGACCGCCTGACAGTGCAAAGCGCGGAGATCCTGCCGTATCGGATCAATGCCGTTGTTCACATGATCGGCAGCGGTCCTGAAACCGAGGCGACTCTGGCCGAGTGCAAAAGCCGTCTGCAGTCCTGGATCAATCCCAGAAGACGTCTTGGCCTTGAGGTCGCTCGTTCAGGCATAGATGCGCAATTGCACATCAGCGGCGTCAGCCGGGTTGACCTGACGGGTTGGACAGATCTCCGTCCGACGAAGGCGCAGGCAGCCTGGTGCGAGGCATTCACTGTGACGCGGGGGAGTTGAGATGACCAGTTTGCTTCCCCTCAACAGCACCGAGCTTGAGCGCGCTATTGAAGTGGCGACGGATGAAGTGCCCCGGATTCCATTGCGCACTTTGTACAACCCGCAGACGTGTCCTGCGCACCTGCTGTATCACCTTGCGTGGGCCTGGTCTGTAGATCGGTGGGATGAGCAATGGTCCGTGCCGGTCAAGCGGGCTGCCATCAGCGCTTCGTTCTACATCCATGGGCACAAAGGCACGATTGGCGCAATTCGCCGCGTGGTCGAGCCGCTGGGCTATCTCATTGATGTCATGGAGTGGTGGCAGACCGTGCCCGAAGGCGTGCCCGGCACCTTCGCTCTGGTAGTCGGGGTGCTGGATACCGGCATCACCGAGGAAATGTATTACGAACTGACCGCGCTGATCGATGACGCCAAGCCGGTCAGTCGGCACCTGACGGGGCTCGCCATCAGCCTTGAAAGCAAGGGAGCCCTGAACATTGCTGTCGCTTTGTACGAGGGCGACGTGATCGACGTCTATCCGCCCGTCATGCGTGACATTGAGGTCACCGGGACTATTGGCATGACAGGGCGCGAAACCTCAATTGATACTTTGGATGTTTACCCATGATCGATGCGAACTCGCAGTTCTTTGCCATTCTCACGAAAGTGGGCGAGGCCAAACAGGCGAATGCCGATGCACTTGGCATTCCTTGGCTTATCACGCAAATGGGCGTCGGTGATGCCAATGGCACCGACCCGGTGCCGGACAGGTTGCAAACGAAGCTCATCAACGAATGGCGGCGGCGTCCGCTGAACCAGCTCAAGATCGATCCGGCCAACGAAGCGGTGATTATTGCCGAGCAGATCATCCCGGCCGATGAAGGTGGCAAGTGGATCCGCGAAATTGGCCTTTACGACGCGGACGGTGATCTTGTCGCGGTTGCCAACTGTGCGCCAAGCTTCAAACCGGTGCTGTCTCAGGGCTCGGGGAGAACCCAGGTCGTGAGGATGAATTTCATCGTGACGAACTCGGGAAGCATCACGCTGAAGATCGACCCCTCCGTGGTGTTGGCGACCCGTGAGTATGTCGATGGCCTGACGGGAAGGGCAAGTCAGGCGGATGCAGAGAAAGGTGAGGACAGCCTGCTGATCATGACGCCGCTGCGGGTCTTTCAGGCGATTGCCAAGATCGTGCGGCAGGCAACGGAAACAGCGTCTGGTTGGGCGAAAATATCGACTCAAGATCAGGTCGCGGCTGGTGTGAATGACGCAACCATTGTCACACCGAAAAAGCTGCGCGCAGGGTTTGCAATTAATCTGGCGCAGAACGGCTACCTCGCGTTGCCCACATGGTTAGGTGGCCTGATTTTCCAATGGGGCCGAACCACTTATGCGCCTGCCGTTGCAGCCAATACCGAACTGACAATGGTGGTCAACTATCCCATCGCATTTCCGGGCGCAGTATTTATTCAGCTTTGCTCTTGTCAGGACTTCACAGCATCGAGCAGCGGTGGCACATCAAACGTGACCAATAACATTCGATCCAATGGCACGCTGACCTCGTTTCATATCAACTTCCGGACGCCGTTGGCTGGCAACGCGGCTTCACTGGTTTTCAGTTTCTTTGGTGTCGGCAGGTAAGGAGTCTGATAAATGCCCTATATGTTTAGCCCGGCAACCGGTGCGGTGTACTTGAGCCAGTTGGGCGGGGTCATCCCTGATGATGTTGTCAAGATAGATGACGATACTTATCAGGCTGTATTTGCGAACCCGCCGCCCGGAAAGACGGTAGTTCCCGACAAGAGCGGACAGCCTGTTCTGGTCGACGTCCTGCTCCCCGAAGTCGATCCTCTTCAGGAATTGATCAGCCAAGAGCGTGCGTGGCGCGATGGGGAAATTTCCCGCGTTTCATGGTTGCGTGATCGGCATCGCGACGAACTGGAGCTGGGTGGACCAACGTCGATCACTGCTGAGCAGTACGACACGCTAATGGTTTACATCCAGCAGTTGCGAGACTGGCCTCAGGCAGACGGTTTTCCCCAAGAGGAATCACGGCCTGAGGTCCCTGGCTGGGTTATTACGCAAACCTGATGCCCGGCGTTGACCTGGTTTGTTCCTTTCCTGTCACTCACAACACACCCAGCCCCGCTTTGCGGGGTTTTTCGTTTCTGGAGATCGTCTTATGAGTTTCTTCCACGGCGTGACCACGACGGCCGTCGACACGGGCGCACGTACCATTTCGTTGCCCACGTCCTCGATCATCGGTCTGGTCGATACGTTTACTGAGGCCCCCGCTTACAGCGCCAAGGTCAATGACCTGGTGCTGATCACTTCCGAGCGCGAGGCTATTGCAGCGTTTGGTCCTGACTCGGCGATCACCAAAGCCTGTCAGGCAATCTACGTCAAAGCCAAGGCTGTGATCGTTGCGTGCGGCGTCGCCAAGCTGGACGACGCGGCCCTGCAGACCTCCGCCATCATCGGCGGTGTCAAAGCTGATGGCACCCGTACAGGGCTTCAGGCCTTGCTCGACGGGAAGAGTCGATTCAATGCCCAGCCTCGACTGCTGATCGCGCCCAAGCACAGCTCGATTCTGGCGGTCGGTACTGCCATGGCTGCACTTGCGGACAAGTTGCGGGCGCTGCCGATCTTCGATGGCCCTAATACCACTGATGAAGCCGTCATGGCTTACGCCAAGAACTTCGGCGGCAAGCGTTCTTTCATGGTTGACCCCGGTGTCCAGTATTGGGATACGACGGCCAGCGAGACGGTTGATGCGCCGGGCTCCGCCTGGGTCGCGGGTCTGTTCGCCTGGACCGACGCGGAGTACGGCTTCTGGGCCTCGCCGTCGAACAAAGAGTTTGCAGGCATCACGGGCACCAAGCGGCCCATCGAGTTTTTGGACGGTGACGAAACCTGCCGGGCCAACCTGCTCAACAACGCCAATATCGCCACCATCATCCGTGATGACGGCTATCGCCTGTGGGGCAACCGCACGCTCAGCAGCGATCCCAAATGGGCGTTCGTCACCCGAGTGCGCACCATGGACATCGTCATGGACGCGATTCTCTACGGGCACAAGTGGGCAGTGGACCGCTCGATCACTGCGACCTATGTCAAGGATGTGACCGAGGGCCTGCAGGCGTTTATGCGTGACCTGAAAAATCAGGGCGCGATCATCAACTTTGAAGTGTTCGCGGACACCGAGTTAAACACTGCCAGCCAGCTGGAACAGGGCAAGGTGTACTGGAACATCCGTTTCACCGACGTGCCACCTGCCGAAAACCCCAACTTCCGCGTTGAAGTCACCAATCAATGGCTGACCGAAGTGCTCGACTCTGCCGCTTAAGGAGCTGCAACGATGGCAATGATTCCCGAAACATTGAGCAACCTGAACCTGTTCGTGGACGGTGTCAGCTTTCAGGGCGACGTGCCCAGCCTGACCCTGCCCAAGATGACGCTCAAGACTGAAGAGCATCGTGGCGGTGGCATGGACTTGCCGGTCGAGCTGGATATGGGGATGGAAAAGCAGGAGTCCAACTTCACCACCACAGGCGTGCGTCGCGAGTCCCTGAAGTTCTTCGGCCTGGCGGATGGCACGGCCTTCAACGGCGTGTTCCGTGGGGCGTTCAAAGGGCTCAAAGGCAAGATCACCCCGGTCGTGGTGACCCAGCGTGGCCGACTCAAAGAGGTCGACATGGGTGACTGGAAGGCGGGTGACAAGGCCGAGATCAAGCACTCGGTCGCGCTCACGTATTACAAGCTGGAAGTGGATGGGCGTGTGGTCTACGAGATCGACGCGCTGGGCATGAAGCGCGTGATCAATGGTGTCGATCAGCTCGCGGCAGAACGTTCGGCCCTTGGCCTCTGATAGAAGGAAAAATCCTGTGTCTCAAGTAAATACCAATCCGAAGTGGATGACCCTCACGGCCGAGAGCGTGGCGGTGAAGCTGACCAAGCCTGCCGAGGTCAACAGCGTTCAGGTCGACACCATCACCATGCGCGCACCTACCGTGCGCGATGTTCGCACCGCCCAGGCCGCTGCCAACGGCGACGACGAACAGCGCGAGCTGAACCTGTTTGCATCCCTGGCCGAGATGGGCGTCCGCGATCTTGAGGGGCTGTCCCTCAAGGACTACAGCCGCCTGCAGGCCGGTTATTTTCGCCTGGTGCGCGACGACGAGCTTTGACCCCTCATTGCAGAGGCTTGCGGCGAAGCGGCTTGCAAAAGAGCTGGGCTTCTCGTCGGCGGAAATCATGTCCATGTCTTTCTCGGACATGATCTGGTGGCTCACGGACTGAGCCCATCCCAACATCTGAGGTGAGTGATGGCGAACAATCTGGCACTGGGCCTGGTGATTGGCGGCGCTGTCAGCCCGACCGTGGGTGCGGCATTCAACACCGTTGAAAACCGCATCAAGAAGCTGGAGCAGCGCGGCAATCAGGCCAAGGTGCTGAGAAACACGATTGGCGAAACGATGCGCCTGCGTGACGAGTGGAAGAAGGCGCACGACAGTGGTGCTGCCTCGGCCTCTGGTTTGCTGCGCAAGCTTGAGAACAACCTCGACACCCTGCGTAAACAGGGTGTTCAGGTTGGAAAGCTCAGGCAGGAATATCAGTCTCTTGACCGTGTGGCCAGAAGCATGGACCTCAAGGTCAAGGGGCACCAACAGATCGAGCAGGGCAAGGCCGGGCTCAAGTCCGGGATCGGCACCGCCGTCGCCGGTGTCGGCGCATTGGCCGTGCCGACCAAGATCAGTGCCGACTATCAGGCGATCATCCGGGATATCGCGATCAAGGCCGGTGTGGCCAACAAGCCGCAGGAAGCGGAGCTGACCACCTCGGTGATCAAGACCTCCCAGGACACGGGCATGGCACGCAATGACGTCGCCGACCTGGTCAACAAGCTGGTTGGTGCGGGCATGAGCCTGGACAAGGCGCTTTCCTACGCCCCGGTCGCTGCGAAGTTTGCGGTCGGGCAGGGGGCAAGCGGCACCGATACGGCCAACATGATTCAGGCGCTGCAGCAGAACGCCAAGATCACCGACCCCAAGGTCATGGAGAAAGCTCTGGAGGCGATTGCCATGCAGGGCCAGGCTGGCAGCTTTGAAGCCAGCGACATGGCTCGCTGGTTCCCGCAGTTACTGGCGGGGATGGGCAAGCTGGGTGTCACCGGCATGGATTCTGTGAGCCAGCTCGGCGCGATGCTACAGGTGCAGATGAAAACAGCCGGCGGCTCTGACGAAGCGGCCAACAACTTGAAGAACTGGATGGAGAAGATCGGCTCCCCCGACGTGGTGAAGTCGTACAAGGACGTCGGTATCGATTATCAGGGGTCGCTGAACACCGGTATCCAGAAGGGTATGTCGACACTGGAGTCCAGCTTTGCGCTGGCCCAGCACTACATTGAAAAGACCGACCCGGCGAAAGCCAAAAAGATGAAGGATGCGACGGACAAAATCAGCAAGGAGGCCGATCCGGCAAAAGCCAAGGAGATGCTGGACTCGCTGGAGCAGGCATTGCGTACCGGCGACCTGTTTGCCGACATGCAGGTCAAGGCTGCGCTGACCGCTTACTCGCAGAATCGCGCGCTGTATGAACAGCTGAAAAAAGACTCCCAGAACGCCTCGGGAATCCTCGACAAGAACCTGGCCGAGCGTCGTGGTGCTTCATCGCAGATCTGGTCTGAGACGTTTCAGGCGGTCAACGATTCGATGCGCAGCATTGGTGATGCGATACGCCCGGTCACTGACGCAGTTGCAAAGGGCATCACGGCAACGGCCAAGGAATTCACAGCGCTCTCTGATACTTCCAAGCCGGTGGTGCTGGCCATCGCCTCAATCGGTGCCGGGTTGCTGGCACTGAAGTCGGCTGCCGGGGTGTTCAAAATCGGCAAGGGGCTGCTCAACCTTGGTCGTGGATCACTGGGTGGCAATCCGAACAAGGTCCAGAAAGTCTACGTCACCAACTCAGGCGGCAAAGACGATAAGCCCGAAGGGAAGGTAGGCGCGGTCAAAGGCTTGCTGGAGACCGGTCTCAAAGCATTCAAAGGCAAGGACAAAACAAAGGGCAAGGACAAGGCTGGTGGAAATGGCAAGGACGGCGCTGACGATGCTGATGACGACGCAGAGGAAAGCGGCAAGACCGGTTTTGATCCGGTCGACACCGGTCTGAAAATCCTCGATTTGTTCGGTGAGGGTGGTAATGACGCGGACGGTGCCAAGAGCGGCAGCAGCTCTGAGCCGCAGAAGGTCTTTGTGGTCAACGCCAGTGCGTTCGGTGGCGGTTCGGATGCACCGGGTGATCAGCGTCGGTCACGTCGCAGCCGTCGGCGCGGTGCTGCTGGCGGTGCCGGTGGTCGACGCGCAGGACCTCCGCGCCCTCCGATGCCGCCAGCTCCTCCTGTACCAGCAGGCCGACTGGCGCGGCTGGCGGGTGCCGCAGGAAAGCTGGGCAGTGTTGCCAAGGTGGTCCCCGGCGCGAAGTTTCTGGATGCGGGCATGCTCGCTCTGGACACGTACCAAAACGCCGAGACCCAGGACGAGAAAGCAGAAGGCTACGGCGGTGCTGCGGGTGGATTGGCCGGCGCATTGGCGGGCGGTGCGGCGGGTGCCGCGATTGGCTCTATCGTGCCGGTGATCGGTACGGCCATCGGTGGCGCGGTCGGTGCCTTTCTTGGCGGCATGGGCGGGCAGGATATCGGTGGCTTTCTGGGCAAAGCGCTGTTTGGCTCAGATGAAAAAACCGAGGCCATCGCTGGCAAGACCGGTGATACCAAACCTTCTGCCGCACCTGGCGATGTGGTCAAAGCGATGGCGGCGGTAGCACCCGCTCCGCTGGCGTTGCCTGCTGTCGTCAAGGCTGCTGAGCAGAGCAAGCCCGAACCCACCAAGGTCGACCAGCAATTCACCTTCTCGCCAAATATGCCTGTGAGTGTGCAGGGCGATGTGAAGGACCCGGCACAACTGGCGCGGGAGATCGCACCATACCTTCAGCGTCAGTTCGAAGAGTTCAGTCGGCAAGCATCTGCCCGCCAATTGTTTGATGCCCCGCACGTAGGGTGAGGAAAAATCATGGCTTACGCAGAACAGCTGCAGTCATCGTTGAAATACCTGATTGCAGCGGGAGAGGTGGGACGCCGTAGTCTGGACGACATGCTTGGCCCCTTGACTGGGGCCGTAGGCGATATGACTGGGGCCGCGTCGGAGCTGGAGAACATCCCGTTCATTGGCCCGGCCATAGGGGAAAAGCTGCAACGCACCATGCGAGGCATCAGTGCCGCGCAGTCAAAGGTAGGGCAGGTGGCGGCGATGTACGGGCAGGCGACCAGTGCGGCGGCGCAGGTGCAAGAGCGCCTGGGGACGTTGAAAGAGCAAGCGTCCAAAGCCGGTGCCGCCATAAACAGGGTGGCCGGGAATGTCAGTCCTGCGCTGGGCAACATCGTACCGACGGGCAGCTTCGCAGCGCAGATGACCCCGGCACGCGAGGCAGTGAAGCCATTCCCGCATCTATTGATCGTCCAGCCGCTCAAGCCCGAGGCGCAGCCTTACTACTTCAACCTGGACACGGCGGCCTTCGATGAGCTTCGTAGGCAGACCGCGTTCCGCTGGGCCGGTCAAGAACGTTTGACGCGCAGCATTGCGCAACAGGCGGTTGGCCTCGGTGACGATAAACTGAGTTTGAAGGGAGCCATTTTTCCCGGCTTCAAGGGCGGCCTCAAGCAACTGGATACCTTGCGCAGCATGGGGCGCAACTTGCAGCCGCTGAGCCTGACCACCGGCTACGGCGAGGTGCTGGGCAACTGGTGTCTGCTCAGCGTGGATGAAGAACAGAGCAACCTGCTGGCCGGGGGGATTCCCCGTAAACAGGGCTTCTCATTGGAGTTTGTGAGCTATGGCGACGATCTGCAGAACGTCTGACGGAGATCTGCTGGACACTATCTGCCACCAGTACTACGGGCACCTGAACGGTAGTGTTGAGGCGGTGCTGGATGCCAATCAGGGCTTGGCCGACGAGCTCCAACCGTATCGAGCGGGTGTGCAGATCGTGCTGCCGGATCTGCTCACCCAAACCGAGGCGGTGATCCAGCTCTGGAGCTGAGAAATATGGTATGTATTGCTTTGTAACATTCAAATAGTCATGAAAGGAATCGGTAGCATGGAATACGCTTCTTGGTCTGAGACGGTCATTGAAAATTTGATCAGCGAAGGCATTGATCCTCAGCTTGTTCGAAAAATCTTTAACGAGGAAAAAAAAGAACTCGAATCTCTTTATGATGGTGGTGATCTTACGTCAGTGGGCGTGCATTTTATCAAGGCGCTAGAGCCTCATGATCTTGACCTCCAAATAGCCGAGGATCGCTTGCATGGTTCGGGCTTGGATGAGCTTTCCGCCGCCTATAGTGTTACCAAGGACGAAGCGCGTCGTCGCGCGATTGTAGGTGCAACCAAGAAAGCAGGCACGCTCGGATTGTTCCGTGGGCAAAAAGTTGATCCCAACGCTCCGCTAGACTTCTAACGCAGAGTTTTCACTCTGTAAACCTCAGAAAGAATTGTCAAAGCCCGCCTTGTGCGGGTTTTTTTATGGCGGGTACTTCGTTCATGCAGCCTACTTTTCGCATTCTCGCTGAAGGGAGCGACATTACTTCCCTGATAAACGACCGTCTGTTATTGCTGCGTACAAGCGACAAGCCTGGTATGGAGTCAGATGAGTTTGAGCTGCGCATCGACGACAGGGATCGGGCCGTTTCACTGCCTGCGCGTGGTGCGGACATCGAGATATATCTGGGTTATGAAGGGCATCGACTGACCCGACTCGGTCTATACACCGTTGATGACATTGAGGCGTCCGGTCCTCCCGATACGTTGGTCATACGTGGCAAGGCCAGCGATATGCGCGGCAGCGGTCGGACCACCCGATCCGGCAGTTGGGAGAATGTCCCGCTGCAGAAGATCGTCAGCGATGTTGCTGCACGCAATGGCTGGAAGCCGGTGTGTACAGTCACGACAAAAGTGCCTCGCGTCGATCAACTCGACGAGTCGGATTACAACTTCATCACCCGGGTGGCCAAGAAGTATGACTGCACCGCGAAAGTTGCAGACGGCAAGTTGCTGGTGCTGCCTCGGCAAGACGGATTGAGCGCGAGCGGTAAGACCCTGGGGGTGATAACGATCCGTCGTCACGACGTGGCACGCTGGCAGTTTCGTCTCAGCGACAAGACCACACAGAAAGCCGTCCAGGCCAAGCATCTGGATAAGAAAACTGGAAAGCTACAGGTAGTTGAGCTGAGCAACGATCAATCCCCTAACGGCCTGCCGCCCGTTCATACCGACCGCCATATCCATCCCAATAAGTCCGCTGCTGAGCAGGCAGCCAAGGCGCGCCTCGCGGCATTCAATCGCAGTACCGCAGGTGTTCGGCTGGAAATGGCGGGGCGCACCGATCTGTTCGCCGAGCGAATGATCAATGCACTGGACTTCAAAGTTGGCCTTGATGGCGAGTACCTGGTTGACTCGGTTGAACAGGTCTTCACCCAGTCTGGCTGGACCACTGCTATTGAATGCAATGGTGGGAAGTCCGGTAAGGCCAAGGCGAAAGGCAAGAAAAAGAAAGAGAAAAAACCGGTCAAGGTGGTACAGCTTTAACCGGCCAGCTCAACATTACTCGTCAGGAGAACCACGCATGTCGATTACCACGCAGCAGTTGCTGCAGATCCTCCCCAACGCCAGCTCCCGAGCTGGCGTTTTTATTCCTGTCCTAAACGTCGCGATGAGCAAATACGCCATCGTCACCAAATCGCGCATGGCTGCGTTTCTCGCGCAGGTAGGGCACGAGTCCGGCCAGCTCCGCTACGTGCGCGAGTTGGGCAGCGATCAATATCTCGACAAGTACGACACCGGCCGGCTGGCCGAGCGGCTTGGTAACACGCCTGAGGACGATGACGACGGTCAGCTTTATCGGGGCAGGGGGCTCATTCAGGTCACCGGGCGAGACAACTACGCCGCTTGCGCAGAGGCGTTAGGGCTGGATCTGCTTAAGCATCCCGAACTTCTGGAGCTCCCAGAGCACGCAGCCATGTCGGCAGGTTGGTTCTGGCACCGGGCAGGACTCAATACCTTGGCGGATAAAGGCGACTTCCTGGCGATCACCAAGCGCATCAACGGTGGCACCAATGGCCAGGCAGATCGGCAAATGCTCTATGAGCGTGCCTTGAAGGTTTTGTCCTGAGCCGAAAGACTCCCAGCAGCAAAGTGAAAAAGAGCGACCAGTCGAGATGCGCCAACATCGCGGCTGGTCACCGTTCCCGCAGATTACCCCTGCAAGTCCAGCCAAGGCTCTCGCTTCGTGCACAAAGCGGAGCGAGCCTAGCACCTGTTTATATATACAGTAAAGGTCTTGCTTTCTATGTCCACACCCATCATCCCCTGGATGGGCGGCAAACGCCGCCTGGCCGACCGTCTCATCCCGCTTTTCCCACCCCACGAATGCTACGTCGAAGTGTTCGCTGGCGGTGCGGCCCTCTACTTCATGCGCCCCCAGGCAGCTCCCGTTGAGGTCTTGAACGATATCAACGGTGATCTGGTGAGGCTGTATCGCGTCGTCCAAAACCACCTTGAAGAATTCGTCCGCCAATTCAAATGGGCACTCAGCTCGCGCCAGGTATTTGAGTGGCAGAAGATGACTCGTCCCGAAACCCTCACCGACATCCAGCGCGCCGCCCGGTTCTTCTACCTGCAGCATCACGCCTTCGCAGGCAAGGTCAGTGGGCAGACGTTTGGCACTGCCACGACTGGCCCGGCCATCAATCTGCTGCGGATCGAGGAAAACCTTTCTGCGGCCTGGCAGCGGTTGTCAGGTACGTACGTGGAGAATCTGCCTTGGCTTGAATGTGCCGAGCGATATGACCGGCCTCACACATTCCACTACATGGATCCGCCATACTGGCAGACGGCTGGGTATGGTGTGGATTTTCCGTTTGAGAATTATGAGCGGATGGCCGACTTCATGCGACGGAGCAAAGGCAAGGTGATGGTGAGCATCAATGATCACCCAGACATCCGAAATGTATTCGAGAGTTTTTATTTCGAAACGCTGGATATCCGCTATACCACGTCCAATCAGCGAAAAAGGGATATTGCTGCCAGTCGTGAGCTGGTCATCATGAATTGGGAGCCTGCAGCGTTTGGGGGGCTATTCTAAATCCACTGGTAAGGAGCCTTAATTTCAGTACTTGGATGGGCAAGGTTCTCGCAGCCTTGGTCATCCTGAAGCCTGATCTTCGGAAATGATCTGAGGTGTCTCTTTTTTGAGGGTTTAGATAGCCACGGATAGTGGGTATGGTATAGCTTTGCAAGACTTGCTGTTAGCGTGCACCGTAATCATAGATCAAGGAAAATACCATGGGGCAAAGGAATATTGGTGGGGGTGGTGAGCACTTTTTCAAAGCTTGGTGCAACATGGTTGGGATAGTCGCAAACTCGTCAGATTCTGATATGAATGGATGGGATCTTTTCATAGAAATAGATCGCCCAGGAAATATATGCAGTCCGTTAACGGTGCACCAAGGGAATATGGAGGCGAAAGTTCAAATAAAGGCCACTGATGGACGTAAAAAAAGCGTAGACGTCGAGCTTTCAAATTTATGGAAAATGTCGACCACGCTTCTGCCAGCGTTCTATATTTTGATCGAGTTTGATAGTAAAGAACTTCCGGTGAAAGCCTATGTTAGGCATGTAGATAAAGATCTTGTTGTTCAGGTTTTAGGGCGTGTTACCAAGTTGGTGGCGAAGGATTCAAAGGTTAAATTAAATAAGAAAAAAATGCGTGTAAACTTTAAGGAGGAGTTTTCAGTTCAGGATCTATCAACGCTCAAGGCGTTGTTAGATAAGTATATGGGGTCCTCATCGTCTCAGTACTCAGAGAAGAAGAAAGAGTATCTAGAACAGGCTGGTTTTGAGGGGGGAGGTTATAAGATTAGTTTTACTATTGCTGACATGGAACAGCTTGAAAAATTTACTGATGCTTCCTTGGGTAAAAATGTCGATGTGCAAGTCAAAGGTATGCATGGTTCACTGGTGAGATTTGGATTAAGTACACATATTCCTTCATTGAGCGCTTCGAATGCAGTCTTGTCTTTGCTGAAGGTTTTGCCAGATGATGTAGGGAAGGTGGCGGTCAGAGATCGATCAACTGGAAAATCTCTTGTCTTCGATGCAGACTTTTATAGAGGGGCAGTTAACCGTTTTCTACCTGAGGGGCAGCAAAAAATACGTGTGGATGCAAAATTTTTTGAAATTTTTATGCGTTATGGCAATCAGTCCATAAATATAACTATGACGGTAGAAATTGCGCAATCCTATTGCGTGGATGACCTGTTGAAGGTATTTAGTTTGTTTGAGTGGCTCAGGGAACCCAATGGTCTTGAAATGAGCCTAAACTTTTTTGGGACAAGGCTTCCGTTTATTCTTAAAGAAAATGAGTCGCCCAAGAGTTTTGCTATCGGGGTCTCTATGCTAAAAGATATAGTGGAACTAAAAAATTATTTCGAGTTGTCACAGCCGCTTGTAGTGACACTATTTGAGATCGAGTCGCGGATCGACTATGTCAGTGATTTTATACAGAGGTTCGCGAACAGCAAAAGATCTATGTGCCTCTCTTTTGATCTTGAGGGTGATTTTGTTTTAGGAGATGTTAACTGTTTTTATGTTGCCTTTCTAAGAATAGGGCAATATCTATTTGTTGAGTTGATTAGTTTGGTCGGTGCGCTGGTTGAAGATAAGATGCCGACTGGTTCAAGGCTAAAAGTTGAAAGTGAAACGAAGATTAGTCTTTACAAAACAGTTGTTGAGTTCGATGAAAAGGTCTTGGGTGTGTTAAAGGAGGATATATGCGCTGCCATGGATTCCTATGAGTCGGAGCTGCCTGGAATTAATTTTACTCCTCTGTTTTTTGATATGAATTTTGATTCTAAAAATGATGTTACCATTTCTAGCTCGATTGGAAACCACTGACCTGGGCGGGCTCCACTATGGCTTCATAGGATTTTCTTCATTTTTTGGTGGATGTTATTTTTCTGTAAGTAGAACCTTTTTTCCATCAATCTAATGATTTATCGCCGTGGATTGGCAGGATCAAGTCATGGCCTTGATTACGAACGTTACCCACTGACTGATCCACTTTAAACCACTCAAAATCCTCGACAGGCCTACATGCCTGTCGAGCGATCTCTTCTGCTCGAGCGGCCGACAATCCAGGCTCAACCCACTCCCGCGCATCCTCCGGCGACAACACCACAGGCCTGCGATCATGAATGTCCACCATCCCCGAATCACTCTCCGCCGTGATGATCACGAACCCATCCCCCTCATGCGGTCCAAGACTCGCGTGCACCTTGGCCAATGCCGCGAAGAACATCGGTTTCTGACTCTTGAGGCGAATGTAGTAGGGCTGTTTCTTCTTCGGGGCGTCCGGATCCTTCACCCATTCAAACCAGCCGTTGGCCGGGGCCAATGCACGTCCGTTCGGCCACAGCGACTTGAAAAACTTCCCGGTCATAACGGTTTCGACGCGGGCATTGATCGGCGCTGGACGTGTGCCTTTCGCCCAGAATGGCTCCCATCCCCAGCGAACCTTTTCGAGTCTCAAGCCTTCTTCAGTAGGCAGGATAATCTCAACCGTGGTACTCGGGGCGACGTTGTATCGCTCGATGGGCCAGAGGTCGTAACCGTTGATGACCAACTGCTCTGGCGCAAGCTCCCTGAGGTAGTGGTCCATGGATTCGTAGATTGAGTAGCGTCCGCACATGATGTCACCCGTAGTGTCACTCGTCGAAAATGCCCGTCTATACGATTGACCACGTAGAAGGCAAAGAGTTAACTGTATATGCATACAGTTAATCACTAGTCCACCAAAACGGCGAACATCATGAATGTCACTTACCTTGGCACCTTGGCAGAAGAGGGGGCGAAGCTCCCTTGGTTTTCATCGTTGGTATCAGCAGGATTTCCCTCGCCGGCAGCGGATCACATCGAAAAACACATCTCGCTTGATGAGCTTTTCAGCATTCGGGCGCCGCATGTATACCTGGTTACGGTCCTGGGTGAGAGCATGCAGGGCGCCGGTATTCATAGTGGCGACCTTGCAGTCGTAGATCGAAGTCTTGAGGCCGAGCATGGCGATATCGTCGTTGCAGCGCTCAACGCTGAGGCGGTCTGCAAGCGTTTGCACATGCGCAATGAGGTCCTTATTCTTCAGTCAGAAAATCCGCATTTCGCACCACGGCACATCATGGAAGGCGATGAGCTTTCCATCTTGGGAGTCGTCCGCTACAGCGTGCGCGATCATGGCCGGTCATGAGAATGTCTTCGCGCTGATCGACTGCAACTGCTTCTATGCGAGTTGCGAACGAGCCTTCCGGCCCGACCTGGCAAAGACACCCATCGTGGTGCTGAGCAACAACGACGGGTGTGTCATTGCCCGGAGCTATGACGCCAAGCCTTTTGTGAAGATGGGCGCACCGTATTTTCAGATCAAGGATGCTTTACGTCAGAACGGCGTGGTTGCTTTCAGCAGCAATTACGCGCTGTACGGCGATATGAGCGAGCGGATCATGACGATCATCGAGTCGATGGTGCCCGCTTCGGAGGTGTACAGCATTGATGAGGCGTTTGCCGATCTGACCGGAATCCCGGGCGACCTGACAGAGTTCGGCCGTCGCATCCGGTCGAAGATCCTCAAATGCACCGGCATACCCGTTGGCGTCGGAATCGGGCCGACTAAGACGCTCGCCAAGCTGGCAAACCATACTGCGAAGAGGCTGCTGGCCCAAACAGGTGGGGTCGTCGACATTTGTGATCTGCACAAGCGCAACTGGGTACTGCGCAATACGTGTGTGTCAGAGGTGTGGGGGGTGGGAAAGAAGATGAAAGCACATCTGGAGGCCATGCACATCCGAAGCGCGATGGACCTGGCCAAGGCCGACGCACGCACCTTGCGTACCAAGTTCAGCGTCGTCATTGAGAAGACTGCGCGCGAGCTGGCCGGCACGTCCTGCCTGGAGATGGGCGAGGCAGAACCGCCCAAGCAAGAGATCTGCAGCAGTCGCATGTTTGGACAGCGGCTGACCACTATCGAGCCGATTAAAGAGGCGGTGGCCACCTACACCCAGCGTGCCGCTGAAAAGCTGCGTGCACAGAATTCGCTGTGCAAGAAGATGCGCGTCAGCATACGCACAGGCATGTTCAATCCGGATGAACCCAAATATGCGAACGGCGCGATGATCGAGCTGCCGTATCCCACAAATGACGTACGACTGCTGACTAAAGGTGCGACCGAAGCGGTCAACCGGCTGTTCCGCCCAGGGTACAAGTACAGCAAAGCAGAAGTGCTGCTGCTCGATCTTCGCCAGCCTGGTGAGTTCACGGATGACTTGTTCGCGGCGTCGCAGCCAGCGGCGGCAGAAAAGGTAATGGGCGTGTTGGACGAGATCAATGCTCGCTGGGGGAGAGGAACGCTCAGGTCCGGTAGTGTTCCCGCCGATCCTGAGTGGGCTATGCGGCGGGATATGATGAGTCAGAGTTATACAACTCGGCTGGATCAGCTTTGGACGGTGAAGTGTAATTAGGCGTAGAGCTAATCACCGAAAAAAACTTTCTTCTCAAGTCGCGGGTCTATTAACTTAGTTTGGTCGAGCGTGCGCCGAGGTCAACTTCAGCATCCACAATTTTCTTGAGCCACTTCCAGTCCTGGTAGGGGTCGCCACGTCCTCGCAGGTGCGTGTACCTTCGTAAGGAATTCCAATCACGATGGCCTGACACGCTCGATACCCTGGGGATGTCCCAGTCCATTTCGAAAAGCCTGCTGATGCCGTCGTGTCGCATATCGTGAAAGTGCAGATCCTTAAGTTCCAGAAATTTACAGGCACGAGTGAATGCGGCAGATATAGAATCTGAGTTGTAGGGGAAAATCTCTGCGCACCCTTTAGGCATGCTCTGCAGGATCGCCCAAGCTTCGTCAGGAAGGTAGCACCAGACGTCGTTGCCGATCTTCTGTCCGGGATTTTTCATGTCTCTGACCAGCACAGCCTGGCGTTTTTCATCCAGATCGTCCCAGCGAATCCGAGTGATTTCTTCCTGTCTACGCGTGGAAAATATCGCGAAGCCCAGTACTTTGGGCATGTTGATCGAAGACGGCTTACGTATCTGCATCTCAAAAAAATGAGTAAACAGAGCGTCGAGCTCGTCTTTCGTAGGTCTCCGAGTACGCTCTTTGCTCTTGCTGACCATTCCCAGTTTACGCAGGACGATCCGCGCATCCGACATCGCGTGAGGGGCTACGTCGTATCCCCATGCTGGCTTTGCTACGGACAGCACCGCTCCGAGATGCGACAGATCATTGCCTACGGTTTGCGCCTGGACTCCGCCGCCTTCCTTGC